TCATGCCGCACCCGCCAGATAGGCGTCATTCGCGGCCACCAAAGCGGCCCAATCATCCCCAGTCGGATATAGGCCGCCGGGCGCGTGCAGTTGTCCCCATGCCAGCCCATGCGCCTCCATGATGCGCGAGCGCACCCAGCGCCATGTGGCCTTCTGCTTCGCGCCCCATGTCAGGAGCGTCACCAGATCCGTATCCGCCGTGCCGGTGTAATCCCACAGCAGCAGGCAGTGGCCGCCCGCGCTGCCCGGTGTCGGGTCGCCATGATCGGCCGGGCTGTCCGTATCCCATACCGGCGGCAGGTTGCCGTCCTGATCCTCCCACATATCCGCCTGTGCCAACTGCACGCCCAGATAGGCGGCGGACAGGCCTGCGGTAATGTTGCGGATGCCGTTCAGGTCGGTCGGATCGGCGCTGCCCCAGATCGGGAACAGGGTTTGGGTCTCAAGCGCATAGCCGTCACGCAGCGCCGTGGTCAGTACATCCACCTCAACCCCGCCATTATCCGTGGCGGGACGGCCCGGCACATAGCCGGTGGACCGGGAATAGAACCGCACGGCATCGGCCACATCCATCGCGACCTGAAAACCCGCCAGCGCCGCCGTGGCGCGGATATGGTTGCCGATACCCGCGCTGGTGCAGTCCCCCAGCACATCATTGCCCAGCATCAGCGGGGTCGGGTTGATACCGCTGCGGTCCAGCCGCACTGGCGCCTGCCGAACCATAAAGCCGCGCATGGCGGACAGATGAGGCTGATTGGGATGGCGTTGTGCCGGGCAGCAGCCGAGTTTGCGCCTGTTCACAAGCCGGGGTGTTTTTATGTTCATGAAATACCCGTATGTTTGCTTGCAGAGGTTGTGGTTATGGAAGTAATTCAAGAAGATGCGACACTGAGTGAACTAAAATCTTTTCCGAAACATGAAGCAAATCGGACCCGTAATGTTATCTGCAAAGGCAGTCACTATATGACCGACATATTGATTTACTGTCGGTCTTGTAAGGGAAATGTAGAAGATATTGTAAGGTCAGACGGAAACCATGATCCAATTCGTGACCGTCAACAGGTAAAGGGAATCTTCCGAACCAACGTGGCGATTAAATCCTGGACCAGCAAAAGCTTTTTCATTTGATATTGAGAACGAAAAGAAGCCTGACATTACGATTGTACTGTAGATTTACTGATTTTGATGCCTCTGAAAAAGACGGCATTTGGAAGAAGTGTGTACAAATATTTTTTCTTATGACGCTTCATATCTTATTAACGTTTTATAAAATGCCAGTCAGCTTTACGCAGGGCGGTCATGTCTGCAGGAAGCCTTGACTATACTTTTGTACTGTTATTTCATGATATAAATTTATGAATATAGATTTTAAAAGTTTTCTGAGGAGTTCATATATGACCGAAAATCCCAATAAGGATGATGGCTCTCTCATGCTGAATGCCATTCGCGCTATTGCAATCAGCCCGGAAAAAGCAAAAAAAATGGTTGATCAATATAAGCATTCAGCAAAAAAGTTGAACAAACAATGCAATGATAATGAAATAGAGAAGATAGTTTCAAAGAAAATTATAGCAAAATATTCACGGTATGCGTCTCTGAGTGGTGGTCTTTCTGCTGTTCCAGGCATCGTCCCGGGTATCGGGACTGTCGCCGCCATGGTTGGTGGAGGAACTGCTGACGCTACAGTCTGCATGAAAATACAAATTGATATGACAATGCTACTGGCCGTAAATTTCGGGTGGGACTTGACCGACCATGATGCGATGTACATGACCATACTCATTGCTGTGGCTGGAGGACTTGAACAGCTCGGTGTTCAAAGCGGCGCGCCAATCGCATCGAAAGCCGGTGTGAAAATGCTTCAACAATATTTAAAAGGAGCTACATTAGAAGCAGTTAAACAGTTTTTTACACGCTTTGGTATAAACTTCACTAGGAAGGCGGTAGAAAAAAGTATGCCGTTCGGGATTGGTGTTGTAGCAGGTTCCAGCCTGAACTACGGACTTACCCGATATGTAGGTTACGAAGCCGTAAAGTGCTTTACTATAGAGCGACAGATGAGAGAAGATCCCGATGAAGAAATGGAATGGGCATAATATAGGCATATTTTAAAATATGTTCGTGTGCGAAACTTACTGCGTGAGCATACCTGATGATCATTCGCCCAAAAGGTCAGAATAGGGTGACGCGTTTCTGAATCTACTTCAGACCGCGATCCCGCAACTGCGCGGCCATATAAAGCGCATGCAGCTTGATCGGTATAATGATGAGTATGCCGATCAGGATCACGATGCCACCAGCGCCCGTAAAAACGCCTGCAGTGAAGTCGCTCATCGCGAATTACTCGCCAGATAAGCGTAGAGGATGAAGGCCCCGGCAGCACCGCCAATGGTGCTGGCGAACCAGAGGAAGAAGATGCCGATGGGTGTCATCCTGCCGTCACCCCCAGCACCTTGAGCGCCTGCTGCACCTGCGTACGAGATGGGGCTGCATTGACTATGGGCCTGATGGACCGCCGTACGGCTACGCTGTCCAGCAGCGCTCTGAAGGCCGAGATAATGGTGCCCAGCGCGTTCAGCGCCGTACTGGCGTCGGACAGGTCCGTGCCGGACACCTTGGTCGAGACCCCGGTCATGGCCATGCTCAGGTCGTCCTCCACCTTGGTCAGGGCGGACAGAATGCTATCCACCCGGCTTTTCCAGTTCGTATCATCATACGAAATGGTCAGCGTGGACCCGGCGGCCGTGGAAAAGCTGGTGAGCGCAGCGGAAAGCGCCGTATCAGCCACGTTGATAATACCAACGGCAGGGGAACCGATCGCGCTGGCCAGCGCCGCGATGCTCAGGATGGTCGAGACGGCATTGAGGCCCGCCTGCCCGTAATCCCTGATCTCGGCCACGTTGATCGTGATGGTGGTGACATTACCGGATTTCGTAACCGCGCAGGCCGCCAGCAGGCCAGCCGCCAGTGTGCCGGTCCCGGCGCGTAACAGGACCCGGCGGGAAATGTTCGGGCTCATGAATGATAGCTCCAATAAAAAACCACCCCGAAGGGCGGTTTCCGTGGGAAATGGTCGGGACGGTAAGCAAAGTGACCCGTTTTATTTCAGATCATCTCCCGGCCTGGACGGCGCAGGCGTGGAAGATGCCGAGACGGCCGTGCTGGTCCGCAGGGCAATCGCGGCATTGGCCGCGTATTTCCAGTTCATCGCAAGGAAGTTGATGATGCGGTAAAGCAGCCAGAGCCTGCCGCTCTGGTTGGCTGGCAGCGGGATCTGGGTGGCCGCGAACCCGGCGCCCGCGAAGATGGCGCAGGCATACAGCACCCACATGGCGTAAGGCTGCGGCAGTGACAGCGCCAGTGCGAGAGGGGAAATCCCGGTCGTAACCGCCGTTGCGGTCCGGGCAACCACGCGTGTTTTTGCTGGCGGATCAGCCATGGTCCTGTCCTTTATAAAAAGTCTCCACGCAACTGGCGCGGAAAATGTACCCGGCACCTGACATGCCGTTTCATGCATCAATGGCCTGCTGGAACAGGGCGACATGCCGTGAATCAGTAACGCCTGCCCCGGAGGAAGTATTGTAATAGGTTTTCCAGTAACGGCATTGCGCGGAGGCATCGGCCGCATCAGGCAGTTCGGTGCGTACACGGTCATATTTCAGACGCGCCATGACGCAGGCATAGAAGACGTTACCCCGCATCTGTACTGCCCCCGGGGGCCAGTCCGCGCGAATGGTGAGAATGCGCTGCCGCAGGCCGTTCAGTTGGCTGTCAGACAGAAAAGTGCGCCAGATATCGTCATGCGTGAACGGCTCCATCTGCCACAACCCCTGCGCCGGACCAAAGCCCCCCTTTGTGACCTGCACAATATCAACCAGCCCACTTTCAACCAGGGCGGTTCCGGTCAGCAGGTTCACGACGGCATCACCCCCCAGCCCGACATGGGACAGGGCTGGCGCCACGATGATGTGCTTGAACTGGGAGAGGGATAAACCGCTCATGGTTCATACCCCAGCGCCCGTTTGCATAGCGACCACGCGGCATCGCCAATCTGGCCCCAGCCCAGCAGTCCGGTGGCAAGGATGATGAAGGTGACCGTGATCCAGTTGGCCAGCCTGATGCCACCCTCGATGCGGGACAGACGCTCCGAAACTTCCGTGTCGCGCTCATTGGCTGTCTCGCCCATGGCGGCGACACGCTCCATGATCTCGCGCCGGGTCTGCGCCGCGTGGTCGGCCACGGCCTTTGTCAGATCGCGCCGCAGGTCGGAAAACTGGACCGACAGCGTGTTCAGCCCGTCGCGCAGGTTGTCATGGCCACCCTCCACCTTCGCCAGCCGTTCACGCACACGGGCAAGATCCTCCACCGTGGCGCAGCGGACAGGCACCCCCGCCTGCCCCACGGATGCGGGCAGGATCATGTCTTCATTCATTGGTTTTTCCGACAATAAAAAACCGCCTCATGGGCGGTGTGGCGGGCATGGACGGTTGTGAACGGACTAGCCGCCAGGCGGCGTTGGCGTCGTGGCGGGCGTATAGATGCTTCCCGCCGGATAGGCCCCTGCCGCATCAAGTCCCAGCGCCATGCCAGCAGGCGGCATGAAGGTGTCGGTACTGGCCAACGTCATGGCCATGATGACATACCCGACCTGCTGCCAGCCAAGCTGGGCCGTGCGGTACAGAACATAATTCTGGGGTGCGGGCGCTGCCGGGGTAGCGGTCTGGTCAGTTGTGGTGGTCGTTGAGGAAGTTGTATCGGTCATGGTCGATATCTCCGGTTATCATTGCGCGGGGCTGGCGGGCAGAACGGTGCTGGCCGTATCGGTGCCATCCGAAATGGCCATGAGGGCCTTCAGATAAGCAATCCAGACCGCCGGTGTCGGCTCATCCAGCAGCTTGTAATGGTGCAGGACATGGGTGCGGGCCTGCGTCAGCGCGGCAGAAGCCCGTGTGGCCAGGGGAACGGCCGTGGCGGCGGGTGCATGGGCCACAAGAGCGCCATCACCAACCGCCCACGGCCCCGGATAACGCATGCTCCACTGGGCATCGGTCACTTCCAGAAGGTCACTTTCCGGAAGGGATTTCAGTGTCAGGGCATTGAAACTCTCACTGTCATACCAGCCAATGACCCGCGATGGCGCGGCCTGCCTGCTGTCAAAATGCGCATATTTCGTCATGTCGCTTACCAGCCTTCCACCCACCACGTTGCACGCATGGGCCAGTTGTAATTGCCGCCACCAGTTTCGTTCATGTTGACCGTCATCTGTGTGGTGGTGGGTGTCCCGCCAAGCTGCGCCATCTGGTCGTTGCCTGTGGAGGTGGTGTCGCTATCCGCCAGCTTGGTGGAGACGCCGTATGCCCCTGGAAAAATCCCGTTCAGAGCCAGCGGATAAGTAATGGTCTGCCTGCCCTCACTGGTAAAATCCGGTGTTTCTCCCATCATGCGGATGCGGTATCCGCTGGCCGTGCTGCCATCCTTGATCCTGATGATCGTGTAACAGCCACCATCCCCCGGCGAGCCGGAGGAAGTAACCGAGACAACAGGCAGATCGGATTTCTGTGCTATTGTATAATATAAACCAGCCACACTGACGGCGCTCAGCTTGCTGGTATTGCCCCCCGAGAAGACAAGCCCCGCAACCTGCGCATCCGTTGGGTTCCATACACCGGATACCAGCTTGGCATCGGCGTTGGCGCGGGCTGTGGCTTCGGCAGTGACCGCAGCCGCACGAGCCGTAGCCTCAGCGGTTACATCCGCATACCATGCCAGGAATCCCCCGCCACCGGTATAACCGGCATACATATGGCCAGAACCGCTGTAATGGAGTTCCGTGCCCTGCTGGTCGCCTGACGCCATGCCCGCCGTGCCTGAAATCAGGCTCGCTTCGACATTGCTGGCCCGCACGGTTTCGGCAGTGACAGCCACAGTACGGGCCGTGGCCTCGGCCGTTACGTCTGAATACCATGCCAGAAATCCACCGCCACCGGTGTAGCTGGCATACATACGCCCCGTGCTGCTGTAATGAAGCCCCGTTCCCTGTGCATCTCCGGACACCATGCCGGACGTGCCGGATACAAGGTTTGCCTCGGCATTGCTGGCGCGCACGGTCTCCGCCGTCACGTCCGAATACAGGGCGGCCGTATAATAGGCGCCGTTCATGGAATAGGACTGGTAGACCAGCCGATGGCTGCCGTCATAGGACAGGTCGCCAAGCGCGCCATACGCGCCGTTCAGTTCCGTCCCGTAGGTCGAAAGCAGGTAGCCACCCGTAGCGATATTGTCCGATGTGTTGACATAGGAATAACGCAGCCCCGGATAGGTGGTGTCACGCCCAAGGTAAACCTTGCCCGCAACCTGATCGAAGCCGCCGCCCTGCTGCACGGGGGTAAAACCCAGCGCGTCCTGCTTGGCGGCCTGAAGCTGGGGGATGGTATCGTAAAACGGCGCGCCGGATGCCTGCGCGATCATGCCCGCCGTGATGGCCGTGGCCCCGGCGGGAACAGTTATGGTCCATAGCGGATGTGCCCCCGTGGGCACGGACGCGCCAATACCGATCTGCGCCACATCCCGCCGCACGGTCGGCGCGGCGTTTCCGCTGTTACCCGCCCCGGCATAGGTTACGGCTGGATCGGCGGCATTGTAGAACGGCAGAACGGTGGCATCCGTGTCCTGCGTGAGTGCTGTAACATACACAATACAGGTCGCCCCGGCACACGGCACCTCCAGCGTGACCGGATCGCGGCTGATATACTGGCGCACAAGCGTGCTGGCGCTGGCGGGGAGCGTGCCATAGGCCGTTCCATCCACCACACCGGCGGCCAGCAGCGAACCGGGGGCGATGGTGATGGCGAGGCCGCCCCCCGGCGTACAGGCAAAGCCGCCCGCCGCCACCGTATTCTGCCCATAGGCCATCCCGGCCAGATGCCCGATGCCGACAAGGGTGTTGCGCTGGGCGTTGAGCTGGTCGCTGTCCAGCGGTATCTGTGCGGGGTAGACAATCTGTCTGTCCATCAGTCGGGGCTCTCCACATCCTGCATCCATGCCACCGTACCGGCGGGCATGACGGTTGCAATCCGGGTCAGGGTCTGATTTGCGGGCGGGTTCATGTCGCCTGTCGGCAACTGCGCGAACAGCGCGAAGGGCACGGCGCGCGATCCGTAGCGCAAACCCGGCGCGCCATAACCGTAGCCACCGCCCGCTGCGGGTCTGGCCGTGGTGGCCAGTCCCTTGCAGTCGGCGGCATTGCGCGGCTCGATCACGCGGCCGGGCGCGCCTGTCTCATCGGTTATCACATTGACCACATCAGGCCGCGTGCCGAGCGATGGAAACAGCGCTTCCTCGATACGGGTGCGGAAAGCACTGTCACTTTCCCCCTGCCCGCGCGTGAGTGTCGCGCCAAAGAAATCAGCGGCGAACATATCCAGAAATGCGTCGGACATGGTGGCCAGACGCGTCTGGTCATTCGTGCCCGCCAGCATGGCCCATATCCATGCGAACATGCAGCCAAAGCCCTGCAGCATGGCGTTCAGCACCGGGGCGGATTCCGCCTCCCCCGTGGCGGGAGCGGCGGGGAACCAGCCCAGGGGCAGCAGCATGCGGATGCGCCGGGCAAAGCCGTTCCGTGTCATGTCAGCCAAAGGACACCGTCCCCGCCCGATAGGCCGTTCCGGTTGTCGCTGGCAGGTCGACCGTGCCCCCCGCCAGCGTTACGCCTGCAACATTGGTGACGGCGGTACTGGTGGCATAGGCAATCTGGATGAGTCGCGAGTAACTGGCCGCCGCCCCGATGGCGAGACTGTTGAGATAGGACGCGATGCCGGTGCTGATGGTGGCCTGTACGGTCGTGGCATCGACCGTGCCGCCTAGCGTTACCGTCATGATAATGGCGGGCCGCACGATCACGGGGCGCACCACCTGGATGGACACGGCCGCGGGGCGTACATCCTCCACCGCCGCATAGACCGTGTTGATGAGCGTATCGGCCACATCGCCCGATCCATCATCGACATATACCACCACATTTCCCGGCAGGGTCGCGCCCGATGTATCCACGTTCTCCCGCACCTGATAGAGCAGGCTGGCGGATACATCCGTTACCGCATCCTCGATCGCCATGACCGTCGCCTTGGAGCGGCTGTTGATGTAGGAAACAAAGCGCGCGCGCAGCGCCGCATCGCTCTCGCCATCGCTGCCATTGGTCAGGGCGGTGGTGTTGGTGACCGTATCAATGCCGGAAATGGCCGTGCCCAGCAGGCAGATCGCGCCGACCGCCACATTGCCAGCCGTGCCCGCGCTTTCGCACTGTACCGCAATGGTAATGGCGCTGGTGCCCGCAGGCCGGATATATCCCCCGGCGCTGGCCGACCAGGCGGCATTGGTGCTGTCTTCCATCACGTCGAACACAAGGCCCGATGCGGTCCGGACCGTCGCCCCCACCGCAATGGTGGCGGACTGGCTGGCGGGCGTGAACGAGGTAAAGGTGACCATGCCCGTCGCCACCGTGCCGGGCAGGCGCGCAAGGCCAAAATCCTGCACGAAGCTGTCTACATCCGGCCCGATGGATGTCGCCAGCCGTGTGCGTGAGAGGATTTGCAGCGCAATGAACTGGAACCACAGCCCCAGCCCGGCCACGGCCTCCAGCATGGCGCGCCCGGCCGAGCCGACATTCAGGTCCAGCAGCGCGGGGCACGCGCCCTGCACCGCCGCGACCATGTTGCCCAGCAGGGTTCTGAAGGATTGGAACGTGATGGCCACACGGACCTCCGCATAAATAAAGGCCGCCCATGAAGGCGGCCTGAGGGAAGAATTGCATCCATGGCGCATGCGGCATGGGCGATATTGGTCTGCTTGTGGTGCGGCGCAGGATAAGGAAAGCCGCCATATGACCGTCGCGGTCAACCTGTCTGGAGGCTCAGCGCCTGCACCGCGCCCGTGGTGTCGGTATAACTTATGTCCAGCCGCACCTGCCCCGGCGCGGGCTGTGCTACGTTCACGCCGATGGGCCGGGTCTGGTCCACGCCGGTTTCCAGCGCCATCTGCGCCATGACCAGCGCCTGGATGCCGGCGGTATCCACCACGCCGCCCACGCGCGCGGGTAGGCCCGCGCCATAACCGGTCTGCCAGATATAGTCGCCCGCATTGGTGCCCAGCCGGCGCAGGACGGACTGGCGCGTCCGTTCCGCACCGGTCACGACTGCTGGCCCACCCGATGCCGACAGGCCAAGGTCATTACCGATAATGTGGGAAAGATCGCTCATTGCGGCGCCCCCGTCATACCCGGTGCGTCGCTGACCGGGTGGTTATGGGCCCTGCCTGATATTGCCGCCGCCTTTACGTCCGTCTGCCCGGTTACGGTGCCCTGCGCGGTCATGTCGCCATCGGTCGTGATGGCGCCCCCTGTCACGGCCAGCCCGTTCATGTCCAGCACCATGCTTACACCTCCCACTGTCCAGGTCTTGCCGTTAGTGGTCAGAGTCTCGGTTGTATCTCCCGCACCCGCGTGGATCGCAGTCTGGGTAATGTGCCACCATGGTGCGTTCGGGGTCGCGCTTCCCGGTGGTGCGCTGTCCGAGGCCGGGGGCGCGCCGCATCCCGCCCGAATCAGCAGTTCGCCCGGCTGGGCCTGCTTTCCGGTCGCGGGTGATATGGGGGGCATCATCACCGCGTCATAAACAGGGCAGGCCACCAGCGCATGTTCTGCGTCGCCTTCCACCGCCGTGACCACCACATGCGCGCCCATATCGGGCAGGCAGGCGATGCGCAGGTTGCCCACCTGCATCGCGCCACAGGGGATCCAGCCACTTTCCACGCCCGAAGGCTGGAGTATGACCTTGACCGCGTGGTTAACCGGGTCCACCGCGCTGACCAGACCGAAGCCGGGCTGCGCCAGTGCGTTTGCCGTGCCGGCGGCAATCATGCGGGTATCAGCCATTGGCGTTCTCATCATTCGTGGCGCTACGGGCGCGCAGGGTGATCTGTTGCGAAAATCCGCCTTCCCACGAAAATCCGCTGCTTACGGCCTCCACATCCAGCGTGCCGTCCCACGTCGTGCCGGTGCCGGTTATCCGCATGAACTGGCGCGGCTCCAGCGTGATGCGGCCGGGTATGGTGCCGCTGATGGTGCGCTCATGGGCCACGATCTGGTTGTATTTGACTTCGGCGTACCGCCGCAGTAGATCAAGCCGCGCGCCCGGCAGGGTGAAGCTGTGCAGGTTTGCGTTGCCCTGCGTCATGAAGGTCGAACCACCCTGGGCGGACCAGTAGTAATCAATCCGTGTCCGCTGGCGGCTGTCCCATGACATGACATGCACGATCACACCCCGGGCAATCTGGTAATCACGCGTAAGGCGCAACCCGCTGGCCCCCATCGAGACCGGCGTGTTCGGGCCGCCATCCGTATAATCCATTACGTGCGTGTTGGATTTGTCCGCCACGGGATAGGGCGCGCAGACAATGGTTTTTCCTTCCGCGTAAAGATCGCAGCCGGTCATGTTGGCCAGATAGCTGGCAAGGTCGAATGCGGTCTGGAACCGGCTGTGGCTGGGGGCGGAGCTACGCTTGTGTTCAACCTGCCAGAACTGGCCCACCATGCCATCGGTCATGGTGACATCGGGGGTCAGCCCGGCGGAGGTGATCATGGCCCTGACCACCTCCGCCCCGGTCATGTTCAGCCAGCCATCGAGAACCCGCATATCGAGCAGCTTCGCCAGATAATCCCGGCACTGGACATGGACGGACGTTTCCGCCGGGCTGAGGGCGACATGATCCACGATACCCTGGAACATGGTGGTCCACTGCGCGCCCGCCTGCGCCGCGTCACGCATCTGAAGCTGGATGTCGATATCGGCCAATGCCCTGCCCGCCGCCGGGGCCTTCAGGTCGAACCACAGACCGGAACCGGGCACTTTCGTGCGGTCAAGGGCAAGGTCCAGTTCCAGCGTATCGGCGCGGCTGTAGCGGGTGCGGGTCAGGGTGAAGCGTTCCAGCGGGGTCTCCCCCCGTTCCCTGCCATTGACCAGCAGCCGCGCCCGTGGCGCGCGCCATACGGGTTGCCCGCGTGGGGCGGTGACCGTCATGCTTTCGCTCATGACGCCACCCCCGGCACACCGCTATCCTGTGAAGCATCGACCGCAGGCAATACCAGCGTAACCGGCGTGGTAAAGCCTGACAGGTCGGGATCAGTCATGCCGTTGAGCTGTGCGATGCGCCACCACTGCGTGGCGTCATTCAACCGCGCCGCGGCGACATGATACAGGGATATATCCGCCGCCGTGACCTTGAGTATGGTCGTCATGTCCCGCTGCTCCTACTGCGTTGTGACCAGTGGCCCGTTCTGCGTGCCGTCTGTCGCGGTGATGGTGTTGGCGTAGGCCCGGTTGACCAGCGCGCCGGACGTGACCGCCGCATTATGCAGTTCCGCGTTCTGGGTCAGGGTGGACAGGTCCGCCGTATTGTTCAGGCTGATACCGTCAAGGTTTGCCCCGGTCTGGCTTATGGCCGCCGTCAGCCCGCCCCCGGCGGATTCCAGCCCGGATACAAGGCTTGCCGCGCTGCCAGGCACGGAAGCCAGATTGATCCCTGCCCCGGACAGGCCGCCCACCATACCCAGATTATCCTGAATACCGGCGAATACGCCCCCCGCCCCCGCCATGTCGGCAATGGGGGCGACCTGGCCCATCACGGTGGAAAGCTGTCCACTCACATCGCCCGCGACGGTCGCCACATCGCCCAGCGCACCGGTAATGCCCGAAAGCGCGGATGCCGCGTCATCGCCAATCAGCGCCGACAGGCCGGACGTGCTGCCTGACGCAACCGGCACCTGCGGTGGCTGCTCCAGCACCAGACGGTAGGGGATAACGACCCCCTTCTGCTGGTAATCATAGGAATACTGGACAATCCTGACCGTAAGCGACAGACCGGCCCCGGTAAACGTCACGGGCAGGCCCGCGATGCGCATCTGCCGGAGCATCCGCGCCCGCGTAATGGCGGTAGGACCGACAAAGGTGCCGCTGAGCTCCAGCCGGTCGGGATCATTGCCCACCGCGTCGATAATCCTGTTTCCGCCAGGCAGCCGATGGACCGCCACCTGCTGGGTGCCGCCATCGCGTATGACCTGTGGCACTTCCAGGCCACTTAGCGTGAGCGGACCAATGGTTATGGGGGCGGAGGCCCAGAGCCGCCCGATCGAACCGATGGCGGTTTCCGCGTTCAGAAGGGTCAGGGACATGAAGGATTCCACTGGAAACAGGGCCGCCACGCGGGCGACCCATCAGGTATGATGGAAGAATGGATGATGGGATGAGGCAGCACGGAAAGGCCATGCGACAGGAATGAGCGGCGTGGCTGTGCCATCATTTGCCCTGTGTAATGCCAAACCATGCAGGCAGGAAGCATTACAGGCGTATGGATTACCCCGGCCCACTTACAATCTGCTTAAGTACAAACAACTTTTATTTATTATAAAATAAACCGATAATTTGATATTTGCAGAACCAGATTTTAAAGTATTCCGTAATCACAAGAAAGTTTTTGGTGAAGCTTTTTTCAAAAAGCTTCGGGAAACGCCGCCTTTTAAAAAAACGTCACCCAAATACTTCTATTTTTATCAATCATTTATTGTCAAACAGAACCAGAAAATATTCACCTGAATGCACGGTGTCGCAGGCTTCCACGGACAGATGCCCCGTACCCGGTAATTTTTTTATCTGCCAATGGACCGGCCCGGCATCTGGGGGTACTGCATCACATCTGCCGCGGTGCCGGTGGCGCGATGTTCATGCAGAGCACGGTTCGTATCGATCCGGGCCACGGCCTGCCCCAGTACATGATGGTCCAGTTTCAGTGGAATGGTAACCTGAACCATCGGCGCTGGACTTCCCCGTTCCTTGCCGCCACGGCCTGTTGTATCCGGATGGACCACTGGCACCGGACTGATGAAGGAAGGTCGCGCCCATTCGCCCTGCCACCCAGTGCCTGCCGTTACCATGTCCGTGGGCATGACACTGTTTCCCCACGCCGCCTGTCCGCCCATGGGGTGAAAAGGCAGCATTCTGCCAAAAGACGTCCGCTCCATATTCCCACTCAGGAACGGGAGCATGCCGGCAGTATGTCCACCAGCATGATCGGGCCTGAATGCGGGCAGTCCTGCCGTTAATGACCCGTCTGGGCGCACTATCGTGGCGATCACACCGGTAGATTTGCGTTCAATCGGCATGGGTACAGTCCCGCGTGCAGTCACGGTAGTGGATTGCTCGTTTCCGCCCCATGTGGATGACAGGGCTTTCCCCGCTGCATGGGAGAATGGAAAAAATGGTGCATGAATACGGGGTGCGCGGTCGCCAGTTGCTCCCGCCACCGGCGCGGCGCGCATCATGGCCAGATGAATGATTCTCCCGGCAGGCTGCTGCGCCAATACGCCCGTGGGCAGAAAAGCAGCAGGCCGGGTAATGGCAGGCATAGGGACGACGGGCCCGGTCGTTCCGGATACAGGAGAAACGGAAAGCGTGGTTACGGGTTGGGGGACCGCAATTATATGCTCTCCCCCGCCTGCCGGAACATAGCCGGACAATGAAGCATGGCGTGCCACGGTCCCCGTTCCCACAGCGCCAGACCCGATATGGGCTGGCAGCGTGGGAGAGACCTGCCGTGTCGTGATGCGGTGGATCACATCAACCAGACGCCCCACCCGCCGCTGCGGCGTGGGGGACGGAACGGGCGGGACAGAGACTGATGCCGATAGTCCGCGCGGCACGCCCCCCATGGCGGCGGTCATGGGGGCATGCCGTGGCCATGCAGGCGCGGCCGTGGCAGAGGCAATGCTCTGGATGGTGGGGTTCATGGCCAGCATGGGCAGGCCATCCTCCCCCCTGTCGCCGCCCGGTATGGAAATGAACGGCGCGACCAGCCCGGACAGGCCGGATCCGGCCATGATGCGCTGCACGGCAAGGGCCAGCCGCCCGATCCGGCTGCCCCTTGCGCGCAGCCGGTCCGCAATGGCGCCCATGCCCCGCCCTGCCCCCGCCACAATGCGGGCCAGCGTGGCAAGGGTTGCAGCCGGGTGGCGGGATTCAGCCATCAGGGTGTTCCCATTGTTGCGTGTTCCAGTCATATCGCCCGCCCGCAAGCTCACCAAAGGCGACAAGAAACGCCATGCGCCGCACGCGCGGCATGGCCATGGCGACATCCCACGGCACCCCGTTCCTGATCAGGGCCGCGACCTCGATCAGGACGGGATGCCTGCTCAGTTTTTTGCGGCTGCCCTTTCCGCCCCGGCCCTGTCCGGCCCGTCCGTGCCGAACAGCGCGGTGGACAGGGCCTCGATCCCCGCATTGCCGATCTGGTTGGCAAGCTGTTCAAGCTGTAGGCGCGTCTGCGGGCGGATGACGGGCACGGCGTCGATTGCCTCGACCGAGGAGACCATGAGCGCATATTCCAGCCACGCGGTGGATGGTGCCGCCGGGCCAAGCTCCAGCAGCGCCAGCACATCGCCCGGCCCGCGCTCACGGTAGGTTATGGTCCGGCCATCGGCGGTTTTTACGGTCTGTTCCGTCATGTCGAACCTCCCGATCAGGAAATGCGGTTGCGTGCGCGGGCGTTGAAGCTGATGGTCTGGGTCACCAGCATTTCGGACTGGTAGTGCCCCGCATCGGCAAGCTGGATCGAGGCGCCGATGAATTCGAACGTGCTGAGCGAGCCATCGCATTCCGTCACGTACTGGTAGATACTGCCCAGCACCACGGTACCCGCCGCCCAGAAGCCGTTTTCAATGGCGGAAAACAGGTCATCCGCTCCCGAACTGTCGCGCTGGAAGCTGAAATGCCCGTTCCACCCGTTGGGGACGTCATAGAACAGCGGCATGTCATTGAGCGGGCTGGAGGAAAGCGAACTGGTGCGCTGCTGCGCGCTGAAACCCGTTACGGTGGGTAGGTCGATGCGGCTGCCGTCATAGACCAGAACCACCCGGCAGTCGCGACCGATATTGAAGGGTTTGGCGGACATTCACGTCTCCATAAAAAAGGGCGGCCCTCGGGCCGCCCGTAACAGGAACAGACTGGAAAAAAGGTGTCAGGCCGTCGGTGTATCGGTGCTGACCGTGACACTCGCCCCGCCCTGAAGGTTGACGACGAAGAAGCGGTTGATGCCCTGGTAGCGCACCTGCACATCCGCGCGGACATAACCCAGCGCCGTGCGCGACTGCGGGTTGTTGGACGTGTCGCACACCACGGCGTAATCCGTGCTGGCCCCCAGAATGCCGGAAGTGACCATGTTGGACAGCGTGCCCAGCAGCACGGCGCGGATATCACCAAACAGGGTGGGCGTGATCACGACGCCTACGAACGCGCCCATGCCCGCGTTGATGGTTTCGGAAATATAGTTGGTCAGGCGGGTGTAACTGTCATCACTGGTGTCGGCGCTGGAGGATGTGTTGATCCCCCCACGCACGGCCCAGTAGGCCCCGCCAGGCACCGGGTTGCACACCACGTCGATTCCGGCGGCGAACAGGGCTGAAAGCTCGGCGGTGGAATAGGTCGCGGCCTGCCCGCTGGAAACCAGACCCGCCTTCTGGCTACCGATCACACCGTAAAGCTGCCGGTTCAGGCTCGACTGTTCGGGGGAAAGCCCGCCCAGAATCCCGGCGGCGAAAGCCTGCGGCGGCACCAGCATGTCGCCATTGGTGTCATCGTCCCACCACAGCCAGTCACCCAGCATGAGCTTCACGCCATAGCAGTCCAGACCCGCCGCGGCCTTCTGCGCCGCCGCATTGGCGATCGTGTCGCCCGCCAGAGTGCAGGCGATCATGTACATTCCTTCCTCCAGCCCGAAAGCGGCCTGCGTGGTCCATGATGTGGCGTCACTCACCCCATGCAGCATCCCGATTGCGCAGCCCTGCCCGCGCAGCGCGTACATGCCGGTGCGCGTGGCGCCGTCAATACCGGTGAAGGCGGCGGTCGCTGGCATGCCGCCATCGGTCCCGCCCGCCAGCGTGACCGCCCCCGCCGCCAGCGCGGGAGCGGTCTGCGGCACGCTGGCACGGACCAGCGCCGTACCATCCGCCGCAAGGGCAGTGGCCAGGGCCGCCCATGTCGTGCCACGATAGGTCCGGCTGCCCAGCACGGCGTGGCTGATGCTCAGGGTGTAGTAAGTGGGCAGGATCGTATCCTGCGCCAGCGTCGCCACGATGGCGTTGCCCGCGCTGCCGGTGTGAACCGCGTTCAGCGTCACACCGGAAAGTTCGGCCGTAGCGGCGGCATCGGTGCCATCGGTCACCCGCACGCAGCGGAAATCGGATGCCCCCTGCAACAGCGCGATGTTCACAGCCACGCCCATATCGCTGGCCAGTGCCTGCTTGGGGCCGAAGGCGGCCAGAAAATCGCCCATGCCCCCCACGATGACAGGCGCGCCAACCGCGCCCCATGCTGCCGTGCCCACAAGGCCGATACGCCCGGTCGCAACACCGTTGAGCGCGAGTGTCTGCGGCTGGAGGATCTGCACGTACAGGTCCGGCACGTTCAGGCTGTTGGTGTTCAGTTGCCCGGACTGGTAAATGGTCATTATGTCTGTCTTTCCGTATTGCGCGGCATGCCGCGCTGAATGGATGGATGTAATGGCTATGCCGGGTCTTAGCCTGTGGCGGACGCGCCCAGCAGCAGATCGCCCGTTACAAGACCGTCGGGCAGACCGATGCCCCCCGCCAGCATGACGGGGACGGGGCGGGTCAGATCGGTGTCATAGGTCACGAGAAAATGGGCGGGACGGGAAAACATGCCCCGGTTCATGGCCGTATCATCGTTGAATGCGGCCCGTGCCTCGATACGGAAGGTGGAGCCGTGCGCATCCGTCAGCCAGTCGGTCAGGGCCAGCGCATCGCTGAGCGCGCAGCCCAGCGCGTCCCGCCCGGCGGGAGTGGCGGACCATGCGGTTAGCACGAACATCTGCTGCTGCCTGCGGGCGATGCAGCGCGCGTTCACCACATCCGCATTGAGCGCCTGCACGTCACACGCACCGGGTATGGTGATGACGGAACCCTCCACCACCGCACCGGGCAGCGGCGTTGCCAGGGCCATGGCGACGGATTGCGCCGTATCGCCCACGCCCGCCACATGCAGGGTGCAGGCATTGCCGGTACACCCGGCAAGCCCCGACACGATCAGTCCCACCGTGCCCGCGGGCGCGACATCCGGCGCAAGCGTCACGGTAGCGGTATTGGCCTGCGTGCTTATGGTAAGGCTGGCGGGTTGCGTGCCCGCAAGGCGCCATGGGCGGCCCAGTGGTTCATCCACCCGGGCCCAGGATGCGGCCTCATCCATAATGCCGATGAAGTCGCATCCCGCCTGCAACGTATTGGCCACACCGGCGAGATCGGCCTGTGTCAGCCCGCCCCGGCGTATGACCAGCGGGCGGCCCGTACACGCGCTGCCCGGCGTGCCATCGGGGCACAGGGCGGTGGCCAGCGCCGTGGCGATGGCGGTGGAAATGGTGGAAATATCGGCCATGTCATCCCGGCTCCTGTTTCCTGTGATGGGGGAAATCGGTCATTCTCATGCCTGCTGTTGCCCCATCTGGCAGCGTGTACCCCACGGGCCGGCACGCGCGCTGCCAATGGTGTAACGCGTGCCATCGGCGTCACTGACCCACATGGTCGGCTGGAGTGTCACGCCCGGAATGGTGGGCATGAACATTTCCACCGCGCCGCCACGGATCGCGCCGGGCTGGTCCGGTCCCGGCACGCTGGTGCCCCCGCCCAGCCGGATCAGCGCGGGCCAGCCGGTGGCGAGGACGCTCTGCGCCGTCACATCGCCCGATGTGGCGTAGCCACCCGGATTGGCCAGGTCCGTTGCCAGCGCGGTGGTGGCCGTGATCGTGACCACCGTGTTGCACAGCACGCACAGCGGCGGGCGGAAGGGTTCGTACCGGGCAACAAAATAGGTCTCCCGCGCACAGGTCAGGATATCGCCCGCCCGCACATCACCAATGTTCATCAGTGCATAGACGAAGGGGACATCCCACAACGCCGGTCCGGCAAAGCCGAAGGCCCGGTCATTGCTGAACGCGGCCATGGCCTGTGCATAAGCCACGCCCAGCGGCTGCATGGCGGTGGCGGGACGGTACTGCGTGCAGGCGGCCCCCACACGCGCCGCCGCGCGGGCGAAACCGGTCGCGACAAGGCGGTTCAGGGTCGGCTGGTCCATCAGATGATGATCTCCCCCACCCCGCGCAGCCCCGGCCCCGGTGGCACGCCCAGAAAATTACAGAACTGCACCCGCCAGCGTGTATAGAGCATAAAGCGGTCGGGCACTTCGGTACGGTTGCGTGTCCAGACCGCCGCGCGTTCGGTATCGAGATTGGCCGTGGCGTTCATGATGGCGGTTTCCAGCATCTGGCATTGCGCCACGAAGGCCCGCGCCTGCGCGCATTCCGCTGGCGCGAGGTTGCGCAGCCGCCATTCGTTGAACCCGTAAACACGGAAAAACCGCCACGACTGCATGCCGCTATCCACCCCGCCCATGGCGGGGTAGCCCATATAACGCCGCGCCAGCGCCAGTTCCGTGTCCACCAGCGGTGTACCGGGCAGGGTCGCGGCGGTGGGAAAGGCGGGGCCGGGCGCGGGAGTGGCGGCGCTGGTGGTGGATGTGTCCGTTGTGGCGGGCACTGTATCTGTCATGTCTGGCCCCCTGTTGAATCTATTGCGGCAGCTACCGGTGCGACCATTTCTGGCCGCACCGGCGGGGCGTTGGCCTTACGCCCCCGCGCCAAGGCTTTCGATCACCACGCCACGCTTGAGGTAGCTGTTGGTGGCTGTGGGGATGACGGTGGTGTTGGCCGTAAGGTCGGTGGGCAGCGCGAACCCCCCAATCCATGACCACGACTGCGCGATGATCTGCGCCAGCCGGTCCAGCGCGGGGCGGGTGATCATGCACACGCCCTCCACATCCGTCAGCTCGCCCCCATCAAGCAGCGGGGCGTAATGGGTGCCGATATTGGCGTAATCCCCCTCGATCAGCGCGCCCTGCCCGCAGATGATGGCGCGGTGGATCGCCCCTGCCCCCAGCGACGCCTGCTGCGGCGCTTCCGTGGTGGGAATGAAACGCACGCCCAGCAGGTCGAAGATCTGGCCCGTCTGGTAGGTGTCGGAACCATACTGCCCGCGATAGAGCAGCTTGAAGTCATCATCACGGAACAGGCCGAGAAGCTGCGCATTGTCCAGATAGCAGTGATAGACCCCGCCATCGGGCGTGGGTACGTTGTTGTCGCGCAGCGTGGCCAGCGCGCCCAGAATGGACTGGACCGTCAGCAGGTCGCCCGCCGCCAGCGCCGCCGTGGTGGCGCGATTATTGGGCCGCAGCACCAGCGGCGCGGTGGCCGCCATGACGGCATTGCCCGCTGTACCGTTGGATACCGACACATTGCCCGAAAGCAGCAACGTGCCCGAAACACCTTCTGGCGCGGTGGAGGTGTTCGTGGCGTCCGCCGTCGTGCCCACCAGCGTGTACGATCCCGCCCCGATGGTCACCGTCATGCCGCCCGAGGCCCCGACCGCGATCACCTGTCCCTCATCGGACAGGATATTCTGGAAGCCGCGAATATCGTCCACCGCCACCACCGCACCGGCCGATCCCAGCGTGGCCGTGACGCGCGTATTGCCGCCCAGATAGCCGCCCACCCCATTCTGCGCTCCGCCAAACAGCGCGTTGCGCGCCAGCCGGTCCAGCGTCTGGCGGGCATTGATACCAAGACGTGAGGCATTGGCCAGGAACTGGTTGGCAATGCCCACGCCTTCCGTCACCTGGTTGAGATCCATGGTGTTGCCGTACTGGTTGATGGTCAGCGTGTACTGCTCAACCGACCATTCGGCGGGTGTCATGCCATTGTCAAAGCTGGTGTTGGCGGTGGGGTTGAGCGGCGTTGTGGCGGGCGGCAGCAGGCCGGCGCGGGTGTCGGTAATGGTCTGGCCGATGCGGGCGGGGAATTCCATCTGGTCGGCAATGGAGCGGAAGCCCAGCCGCGACTGGAGCGCATCCTGAAACGCGCGCGACAGGAACCCCTGCTGGATGACCGGCTGAAGGGCTGCGGGGAAATTGGCAATGGCCATGAGGCTCGGTTTCCTTGCAAGAACAGAAAAAGCCGCCCTGCGGATGCACGGGCGGCGGGTCGCGGCCATGGCGCGTGACGCCATGTGGGGTTAGGGTGGATGTTCAAGGGGGGCGGCGCGACGCAAGGCGCGCGGCATATATGGCCGGTTACGTACCCCTTGCCCGTTCCGCGCGGCATGACCGGGGCGCGGAACGGGTAAAAGGTAGCTACAGACTGTATTTCAGGTCACGCCACGGAAAGCCCGGGCGCGCCATTCAGGCGCGGGCGTGGATACTTTCAGTTACCGAAATCATACGCATTTATTCTTGATATTATTTTTTGGCGTCCGGCATATTTTGCGCCAAGGCGCTTCTGGCGTTTGTCAATTCCGCTGCAATGCCTGTCTGACTCCCGAATTATTTCCTTTTTCCTGTCGTCAGGCAGCGTGTCATCAAATTCCCCGCTCAAATACTGGCAGATTTCTGCATCATGTACAAAAACGCTAACATCCTTGGGGATGTCTTCCCCTGCCATGACCGACGCGGGAAAAAGCAGTATGCCAACTGCCAGGGCCTGCATGATCTTGCCACAGCCGCGCATTACATACCTGTCCCTATCATTTCCTGTACCCTTCCACTTATATCTCATGCTTAATGAAAGAAGGATTTCTGGGGGTGCGTCTTCATAGGGCTTCACCATGCCATCTGGTCCTCTGGCTTGACCAGGGTGTTATGGCGCCTGACTGACTTCAGGCCGATCTCAATAACGTCCTGCGCCTGCATCGAAGATACCGGATGTTTATATGGACTTTGAAAATTTCTTTTTGGAGCAGGAAGCTACAGGCCACTTGGCTGATGGACGCATTTGCCGGTCGGCCCTGGGCGGATGGAAAACTGTTGCCTCCTCATCCGCCCATAACAGCCTTAATTCGCCACCGGCCAGCGTAATCCCGCCGCGCTGGCCGCCGCCTTTACATCACGCGCACCCGCCGTGCGGGCGTCGAACGGGGTGGGATCGCCCGCGCGCGGTGCGGGGCCTGCGGCGGTGGTGCCGCTGGCCGCGCCTGATGCAGGCTGCGATGGGGTGAACAGGTAGGCGCGGCTTTCACGCGCGGCCTCCATGACGCTGTCCAGCCCCTGCGGGGTGCCGTCCTCGGCCAGTGTGACGGCGGACAGGTCCACCAGTCGCACCACATCGGCCGGTTCCACCGCCCCCATGCGCGCGGCCATGGCGCGGGCTTCGGCGCGGATTACGGCGCGACTGGCGCGGGTGCGGGCCGTGCTGGCCTGTTCGGTGGCGCGGGCAAGGTCGCTCTTCAGCGCGGTGCGGGCCTGCATGGCTTCGTCACGTTCGGCGCGCAGGGTGTCCAGTTCACGGCGCAGGGTGGCCATATCGGGGGTTTCGGGAACGCTTGATCGGGTCATGGGGTCTCTCCGTAACAGGTAAAATCAGGTCAGGCTGTCGGCGCTGATACGTGCCCATTCCGCATGGGGTGACGGAGCGCCCGCACGCGCGGCAAAAATGGCGCAGGCCGTCTGACGTGAAACGAAGCCGCCCTGCACCGCCGTATTCAGCCCCTGTGCAAGTTGCGCCAGTTCAGCCTCCGTGCCCGGAAAATAGGGGGGCCACTGTAACGCCAGGCCACTGGAATCAAGGTCAGCATACTCCACGCCGCCAATGCGCAGGCCACCATGTATGGCCTGTGAAAAACGGCAGACCATGCGGTACAGCGCCAGCAGCCCATATTCACCGTAGGAAAGGCGCATCCGGTCCGCCAGCCACAGAAGCGGCTGGTACAGCATCTCCATCGCCCGGCCCGATGTGGGGGCGGCCAGACTGTCGGCCTGGGCGCGGTTGCCATGGATCTGCTCCATCACGCTGGCGCGTAGTTCACGGTAATGCGCGCGCATGGCGTCCGCCGCGTCACCGTTTATTTCCAGCAGCTTGGCGTCGCCATCCAGCGGCAGGGTCAGCGCGCTCGCCGCCCCGCCGGTAGCCGCAGGCGTGCCATCGGCATACGGATCCGGCCCCGCGCGGATGACAAGGCGCGGGTCGGCGCTGTATTTCAGTCCCCGCCCGGATTGGGACAGCAGGTAATCGCACTCGATGACCGTATCAATGGCGGGGGCGAAGGTGCATGGCCCGTCAATCACGCCGGGGGCGGCAAGGTTCGCCATCCACACCCAGGGCACGAAGCCAAGGCCATGATGCATGCCGCGCGCGCCATCCACCCGCACGGGCAGGCCCGCATCGACACGCTGGGGCACATAAACATGGCAATCCGTCCGGTCCCACACACGTTGCCACCAGAACAGGCTCGCCCCGTCCTGCGCCCCGATGGGACAGCCCTGCGCGGCCAGAACATGGCCGGGTACCTTGTAGCGTTCCGTTACGCTGGAAAGTTCGCCACAGGCGTCCCATTGCGGGGTCAGGTACAGCGTATCATGTACCTGCAGGCGCAGGCGATGGTCCACGGCTTCCAGCAGCACCGCAACCGAACCGATGCTACCGCGCGTGGCGGCATCCGTCATGAGCGCGGGCAGCGCTGTTTCCGTGGCCATCTGCGCCAGTATGCCGGGCAGCGCCGGGTCGTGCGCCCCCGTTGCAGGCCAGTGGGACGCCCCGAATACCAATGAGACGGCATCATCCACCACCGCGCGGCACATATTGGTCCGGACCGACGGCCTGCGGCACGCCAGCGGTATATATTCCCCTGCCCCGTTATACTCTGTGCCGAACGGGTTGGGGATGGCGTCGTACTGCGTCCCCTCACGCACACGCGTCAGGGCGGCGAGGTCATGCGCGCGGGCGGGCAGGTCCGGGTCACGCGGATAGGTTTTCTTGAGTTCCTGCCAGTCCATGTGATTTCTCCGATAGGCGTGGCGGTATGATGACAGCGGAACTGTCGGGCGAATATTATGTATTTATTGATGTAAACATAAGCATATATTAATAATATTCTTTACCTATATTTTAAAAAACTTCACCAAAATATATTATGATTTACTGAATATATTACATGGTGGTTTTCAGGCATGCGATAAAAGTGGCAGGTCACGGGTGGCAGAAAGGCCGTCACGTCTGCAAAACAGGTATCATGACTTCGGACAGGGTGAATGACAGTATATATCCCCGAACGGGAACTACCTGTTCCTGCGTTCAGGTGCGCGGCCCGGTGAACATCATGATCCTGGGTATGGAGAAAATAATCGCTTCCTCCAGATAGATCATATTGAGGGTTCTGACCGCTTTTTCCCGGACACGCATATACCAGCGGTAAAAAGCCACGACCTTCTGCTGTGGTATCACCCCGCTCCGGGCAAAAGCACCAGACGGTGGTGGGAAAAGGAGGCAGGCCCCACAAAGTGACATGACCAGCACCTTGCGGATGTCTCTAAAGACCAAGGGGGCGGTTCTCCTTTCCCTATTTCCAGCAGGGAGCCTGATACCGGTTCCCGCCATCATGCCTATGCATATGCATCGGGTTGCAAACCCTTACAGCCTGAATGGCGGCAACGTTCCCAGCACGGAATTTCGGGAAAGCCATCCGATCATGGAAAGGCCGGGCTTACCGCCCGATATTGAAACGCGTGGGCGTCCATCGCGCTGGCGCTGGCAGGGGGGCGGCAAGCATGAGGTCACTCAGTGCCCATACCAGCGCATCGGCCCGGTCGGGAGAATGGGGGCCATGGTAGCCGGCAGCGGAAAACTGACATAACTGTTCCTCCATCGTGGCGAAGGTGCCGTGATGCGTCACGCGGCCCTGTTCATATAACGCGGCTACAGGCTCGGCTCGCGCAGCCTTGCCCCGGCTGGCGGTAACCATGCGCAGGGGGGCCGCCGGGTTGATGCCGCGCAGCGTGGCTTCCACCAGCGCGCCGCCAAAATTATGCTCGGCCACAATGCGTTCGGCCCCCCATTCGCCTTGCGCCAGCAGGGCCGCGCGCGCCCAGCCCGCCGGTGTATCGCGCCGTGACAGGTCGGCCAGCACATGCCCCTGCCCCGCCGCGTCCACGCCGCATACGACAATGCCGATCTCGTCCGATCGCGTGTCTTCCGGTCCCGCGCAACCCGAAGGGTCAACCGCCACCACGATGCGCCGCATCCGACCGGCCACCGCATTGCGGCTGGCGGGGGTGATGGGGGCCGCGCGGTGAAAGTCCTCCATCCGCCACAGCGCGCCATCCACTGCCTGTTGATATTCCCCCAGTACAAAACGCCTGCGTTCGCGTTCCGGCAGGGCGGCAAGCTGGGCAAGATACTGTGCCGAGAGATTGGCCCGGTTACCATCGGGGTTCAGGCGCATGGTGGCGTAAGCCGATCGCTCAAGCGGCGCGCCCGATGTCGGCTCCACCCCATCTTCAAACACACGGTAGAGCCAGTGCGCGGTGGTGGGGGGATTTGCGTCGATATATTCCTTCAGCGCCAGGGGTGATTTCTGCGCCAGCCGCGTCAGCAGCATGTTGCGCGCGCCATAGGTGATCTGGCTGGCTTCGTTCAGGTACACGGTAGCGAACTCCAGCCCCAGTATCTTTTCTGTCCGGTCTTCGTCATCCAGTCCGCCGAACAGGATGGTGGATCCATTGGGCAGTTCCACCGTCCAGTCCGTGCGTGAGATCGCCCACGGCACGGTGGGAAAGCACCGCCGCATGACCGTGGGGAATGTATCGGCCACGACCGTGGCCCGCAGCGCATTCAGCCGGTGGCGAAAGATTCCATGCCGCGTCTGAGCCACCCTGAGCGCGCGGATGACCAGCGCGCGCACCAGCACGAATGTCTTGCCCGAACGTGCGCCGCCACGCAGAAGGATATGGGTGGCGGGACCGCCCAGCATCCGGTTGGCGGCGCGCTGGTCGGCAGTCAGGCGAAAGGGCTGGTGGGGCGCTGGCGGGTCAGAGGGCGGTGTCATCGGTGGTGATGGTAATGGCGATGCTGGTTGCGCCATTTTCGGCGCGGCTGGGCGTGGCGGAAGCACGCAGGCGGGTGGCGACCCACATGCGCGCTTCCATGCGCAGTTTTATGGCGGGCACATCGTCCCGCCCCGTGGCGCGGTCGGCTATGGCTACGATCTCCTCGGCCAGCGTGTCGGCCGCCGCCTCGCGTGCGGTGGCGTATAAGGCGCGAAAGGCCGCGTTGTCGCGCAACCAGCGAAAGACGGTGGCGCGGTGTGGCATGCCCGTCGCGCTACAGATCGCGCGCAGGCTCTGCCCATCGGCCAGACGGGTGCAGATTTCATCCGCCAGGCGGCGGCTGTACGCCCCGCGCCGCGGCACCTGCGGGGCAGCGTGTTGGGGCAT